TTTTGACTCTTTCGTGCTTCACGAAAGTTTCTAGTATCAAGATGGTCGTCTATGATTTTCTGAAGTCTGGTCGTGTTATACCTAATATTCAGCATTTCACAGGCTTCCTTTTTAGTTATAGGATTGTCCTGTTCGAGTTGTGAGATAACTCGTTCTATGTTATCAAATGATAACTTTTCTCCTTTATTTACCCTTATCAATGTGTTCACTCCCTAATAATATAATTGCATAGTGTATTATTTTTAATAAGTCATCAGGATTTTTTCCGTTCTTTTTACCATATCTCTGAGCATACTTGATTATATTTCCAATAGAGAAACCTTCTCCATGTCCTGCATCAAATACAAACTCAGTCGTTTGGATTTTATTTTTACCATAATGTGCATCATATGTTGATATTATATGATTTTGTACCCAGTTTAGTACTTCAGTTTCATTAAACTTCATTAGTTAACATACTCACTAAGGCAGTATATCCTCCAATCTTCTCTCCATTAAATATAATTTGTGGAAATGTTCTAGCTCCTGGGAATGTTTCAAACAGCTCTTCCTTTTCATAATCTTTTCCAAAGACTTTATACTCAACATTACAATCTCTTTGCGTTGCTAAGTCTTTAGCCATGGTGCAATAACTACAATTTGGTGTGCTATAAATTACTACTGTATTCATTTTGCTGTTATCCTTTTATCATACCAAGCAAGTCCTTCGTCCCACCAGTCTGGTGTTTCTCTGTGAGACCACTTGGCAAATGTTGCTTTATCTGTGTGGTAATATAGGCGATATGACCCAACTACATCATTTTCATCTTTGAGTTCGTCAGGCATTGCCATAAGAAATGGAGTGAGTCCGTTGCGTGGCATATTCTTTGGGTCAGGTAGTTTGTTTATCACTTGTTCTACTGACTTATGTAATTTGCCATACCGGTAATGGTATTCATCATTTAATGCGTTAGCATAGCAATGAACCCACTCAAAGTTATCTAGCGAAGACCGTGTCCAAATCGTGCATGGATGATTATACATCATCGGCAGATAAGGTGTCAGAGGTCTTTCTTCTAGAGGAAGGTGTTTGATTTCTGACTTTTTTGAATTTAAGACTTCTCGTTCTTCGGCGTTCAACGCACGAGGAGTGAAACCTAATACTTCATCAACCCATATAGCAGTGCATAGTAACTGTGCTGCCTCGAGAGGCATCTTTACGATATGCTTGTCTACATGGTATCGAGCACACTTGTCTAAATCTTCGTCTAAATAAAATAAATTCATAAAGTATATTATATATAAAATCTAACCAAATGTCAAGTACTATTTTTTTATTTACCAAAGGCTCTTCCAGCCTCTGATATTCCAAATGCTCCTAGTGTAATTACTACTAAAGAAGTAAATATTGTATCACTTATTATTAAGTCTTTGCCCCAAAATGCTGTAACCAAATCACACCCTGCAAAAACAATAAGCATAAAAAAGGCAATAAACCCTATTATAGCTTTTTCATTTACATCATTATCATCTAAAAATAAATCCATAAACTTTCTTTTTGGCGGTGCTAACCTTTTCTTGGCTTCGGCAGCTTCAAGTTGCATTTCTCTGATAGTATCTTCTGCTCCATCGAGTTTATCGATTAAAGCCATATACTTATCTAAATCAATTTCTACTTCATTTCTGCTACTGTCTCGTGCTTCTTCTGCCATTATTTATCCTTTGCTTTCCCAATATTTAGGGCAACCCAATCTAATACTTTATAGATTTTCTTTACCCAACCATCATCTATTGGTGTAGGTGTGAGAGCTGCTATTAAAGATGCTCCCATTACTAGCCATGGTAATACTTGTACCCATGCAATAATCCATTGTATGAATTCTAACATTTTCCTTTCCTATTCTGTCTTAAGACAGCCTTTGCAGAGGAACATACTTCTCTATAGTAGATACATCTATGTCCTCTAGCTTTTCAAACTCTACATCATAACAAATAATTTTGTCAGATGCGGATTGCTTGAAACCTGCTTTCATAAAACTCTCATGTGTTGTATATTCTCT